AATGCGGGCGGGGCTTATGTAGTAGATGAGCCAGTTCCTGTATTTGAAAGAGGCAGTATTAATGTTATATGTAAGGTTGGAACCCCGGTTCTTGGCGGAAAGGTTTATGTTAGAATTGTAGCTGCTACTGGTAAAGCTATTGGTGATTTCGAAGCCACCGCAGATAGTACTAATAGTATTGAATTGACAAATGCTCAGTGGGGCGGCTCGCCGGATGCTAATGGCGTCGCAGAGCTTGTACTTCTGACCAGAGTCAATGCGTAAAGAAAGGAGAGAATAAGACTATGAAAAATATTGGAACAGTTAATGGTGGAGTAGTTAGCCCTTCTTCCTTTGGCATTAGACCGATGGCTGGAGCACCTTTACGCACAACCGACGCTGCTATTGCTAATGGCGGGGCAATGCTAATCTCCGAATTGGAAAAGAGAGAGCCTCTAATTAGGGAGCCTCTTACATCTGTAACTTATACGAGGGACATCCCTATTAAATCCGGGGGTGGCTGGGTTGAGTTCATTTCAGCTCTTAATATCGATTATGGTATTACAGGGGGCAGTAATGACGGAGTAGTAAATGCACCAGGGGCAAATGGGGTGCCTGTAATTCAGGCTAATCTTGACAAAGATACCTTCAAGGCTCATATGTTTAGTGCAATCATGAGAATTATGTTTGTTGATATGCAAAGAAGCAATATCACCGGCAGGTCTCTTGATAAGATGTTGACTGACGGTATTCGTTTGGCTTATGACAAACACATGGATGCTAACACATACATCGGCATGAAAAACTATGGCACAACTGGTTTGCTAAATAATGCTCAAGTTGTAGCATCTAACGTGGTAGCCGGGGCAAGCACAAAGACAACTTGGAAGGATAAGACACCAGATGAAATCCTGAAGGATGTCAATGATGCAATCCTTGCTGGTTGGGCAGCTGCGAATTACGATTTGTCTGCAATTCCGAACCACATCCTCTTGCCTTATGAGCAGTATAATTATATTGCAACTACAAAGGTGAGCACGATTGCCGAGAAGACAATCCTGACATTCTTGCTTGAAAATAACGTGGCAACTCAGAATGGTTCTGACCTTGTAATCGGGGCAACAGCATACTGTAAAGGTGCTGGCGCAGGTGGTACAGACAGAATGACGGCTTATGTGCACCACGACCGTTTCATGGCAATGGAAGAGCTTGTACCTCTTTCCAGAACTATGACTCAGCCGAACATCGATGCTCTTGCATACGATAGCGTGTATATGGCTAACATTTCCGAAGTAGAATTGTTCTACACACAGCCAATTCGTTATTACGACGGAATTTAAGGAAATGGAGGAGGAAAAGTAATGGCTAAATTTATTAGTTGTAAGAAAAGTGTTGAAATTCGCGGGGATGGGGATACACTCCCTATTCCTGCAGGTTATATAGGCTCGGTTCCTGATTGGGTTGAAAAACATTGGTATTTTAATGCCCTATGCAAAGACGGCACAATTACTGCCATTGTTTCCACAAAGGATGCTGATTTGGAGGCTGCCGATGCAGCTGCAAAAGCAAAGGCTGAGGCTGCTGAAAAATCATCAGAAAAGAAAAGAGCTATTGATGATGCAAAGGCAACTGCAAAAGCCGCAGCCGAAGCAAAAGCAACTGAGGAAGGGCTTGATGTAACTGCTACAAAGAAGCTCATTAAGGAAATGACAGATGCAGCCGTTAAAGAAGTATCTCAATAGTTTGCATAAAAAGCAAAGATTGGAGGGAACCATATGAACTTGGGTCAATTCTTTGGAATTGCAGGAGCAGCTTCAAATATCGTGAGCGAAAATATATCGGTATATACCGAAGAAATGTTTAAGGAAGATTTTCCGCAGTTTACGAAGAAAGAGGAATCTGGCACCCATGTTTGCTTGGTTCCCTCCACTATTTTGCTGCAATTCATTTCAATGGCAAATGCTGCAATACAAGAAGCACGGTGGTTCGAGAAATGGCGATTTGCAATGGGTTTATATATTGCCCATTACTCAGCATTATACCTCAAGAGCTATGCACCAGAATCAAAATCTGCTGGGGAAGCGGCTAATTCAGGGGCATTACTTGGATTAACCAGCTCAGCAAGTTTGGGCGATGCCAGCGTTTCATATGATAACAAGGCTATAATCGCTGCAACAGAAAAATGGGGAGCTTGGAATTCAACTTCCTATGGACAATTACTTGTAACCGAGGCGAGACTCGTTTCAATGGGTGGCTCGTTCATTATTTAGGGGGTGTATCAATGTTTTCTAATTTAATAAAAAACTGGTACACTGACCTCGTTACAGTATGGCGAACCGAATCATATAAAGAGGGCAACACCACAAAGCAGCGAAGAGTGTTGGTTAAAGAAAATATCCCTTGCAGAGTATATAGAAATTCAAATCCATCAGTAACAATGAAGGATACAGCATCACAAGTAACCAGAGCCGATATGATGGCGATTGATGTAAATGAAGATATTCAAACTGGGGATGAGTTGCTTGTAATTAGAGGTGGCAATATAGGCAAAGCAAGCGAGCCAAGAAGGTATTTTGCTGGTGAACCAGCAGATTATTATGAGCCTTTTGGCGGGGCAATGCCAGACCTCCAACACAAGCAAATTGCATTATCCGGGGAATCGAGAACGAAGTAAGGAGGGAGGATTCATGGGAAACTTTGGTAAAGCGATGAGGGATAGAATAAACACCTTAAAAAATAAGGGAGCGGATATGCCCAAAATATTAGCAGAATCGCAAGAACTCGCCACCCTCTATGCTATTGACAAAGCCACCGAGATGACGCCCCCAAACAACGACACAGCCCTGCGTGGGACGGGAGCAATAACCGGGCAAGCAAAAGCTCATTGGGCTTCCGATAGTATTTCAAGACCAGAAGTAACTGGTGATGAATACAAAACCATTTTGGCGAACAATATGCACTATATTTCATACCTAAATGATGGGCATAGAATGGATATGCACTTCGTTCCCGGCTTAATGATTAACCCATACAATGGGCTCCTCGAAAAGGTAGACCCTGAAATGGGGGGCATAATGGTGGGAACGAAAACAAAATATGTCAAAGGGCTTTACATGAAGCAAGCAGCCATAAATGTTTATAAAGATATGATGTTGGAACAGTTAAACTCTGAGATAAGGGGGCTATTCGAATGAAACCTAAAATTGATATATCATCCATAAGCAATGCCCTCGCAGATGTTTTAGCTGAGCATTTTCCTGATTCAACTATTTATGATAACCCCAATCAACAGGGTACAGAACTTCCAGCGTGGTTTATTAACTACATACCGGGGTCAACAATTAAAAAGGCTATTGATAACAGGTATTGGAGGAACTTGCACATTGATTTGGTTTATTTAGTTGAATATGACTTGCCTGACCTTTATGACCAATATAGGGCTGCAGCAGAAATATTGGATGAAGCCCTTGAGACATTCAAGTACACAAAAGACGGTCAAGATTATTTAATTAGAACTTATGATAGAACTTGGAAAATGGATTTATCAGCTATGCACTATGAGCTGCGGCTTGATTTAAGGGTATCAAAAGAAACCATAAAAGACCCGTTCATGCAGCGGGTTGATGACTTAAATGAAACCATAACATGATTGGAGGTAATCGTATGGCGAAGATAACTAAACCTGAGAACGCTGCGGCTCAGGAACAAGCGGAAGAAATTAAATTCCCTGTTGAAACTCTAATACGCAGTAAATCATTCAAAGATTACCACCCAGATTTCTTGAGGGCATTGCTTCCAAATGATGCATACTCAAAGAATGAGGCGGTGGAAATCGTATCAAAATATTTCAAAGGAGGTAATAACTAATGGCTGGAGGAACTTGGGAAGCTCAAAATAAGTTACAGCCCGGAATCTACATTAACTTCAAATCTTCTCCAAAGTTGCTTGCAACGATTGGCGATAGAGGTATTGTAGCCATTGCAAGAGAAATGGATTGGGGCGCAACAGATGAGCTCATTATGATTAACTCACTTGAAGATGTTTACCCAAAACTGGGGTATGACATTACAAGTGACAAACTGAGATTTATACGAGAAATTCTTTTAGGAACCACACTTTCTGCCGGGGCTTCGAAGATTATGGTTTATAGGCTTCCAACAACTGATGGCGCAGCTGCATCTGCTACAATTAGCAAAGTAACAGCAACTGCAAAATATCCGGGTGTAAGAGGAAACGATATTACTGTTGTAATTACACCAAACCCTGATACTGAAATTACAGAGGGGATTTATGCTGTATTTACAGTATCAACCATAGTTGACGGAGTAATTCAGGATTCGCAGGTTGTTGGTAGCTTTACATCTATTAGTGAAAACACACCAGCAAAAGTTGATGACTTGAAAAATAATGCTTGGGTTAATTTTACCGGGCAGGCTAATGATTTGGTAAGCCCAACAGCAGGAGCACCACTTACTGGCGGCTTGAATGGAACTATTGCAGCAACAGCATATTCCAGCTTCTTAACTGCCCTCGAGCCTATGAGCTTTAATGTAGTTATTTATGATGGAAGTGACGCTGTTACAAAATCAGCTTTCGCTTCTTTTGTAAAGAGGTTGAGCTATAATACTGGAAAATATTGTCAGGCTGTTTTGGCAAAGTACAAAGAAGCTGACAATGAAACAGTAATCAGCGTTAAAAACGGATATGAGCTAAATGATGGGGCAACATTGACACCAGAGCAAGCCACTTGGTGGGTAGGCGGGGCAACAGCCGGGGCAAGAAATAACCAGTCTTTGACTTATGGGGTTCACCCAAATGCTGTTGATGCAGTTCCTCGTTTGACAAACACCGAGCTTAATGATTCTATTTTAGAGGGAAGCTTCGTATTCTTTGAGGAATATGGAAAGGTTAAGGTCTTAACTGACATCAATACCTTTACAAGTTTTAGTCAGGATAAGAGCAACTCGTTCAGAAAAAATAGAGTTATCCGTGTATTGTTTGCGATTGCCAATGATATTTATAAGACATTCGCCCTGTATTATGTAGGTAAAACTGACAACAATGAAACAGGTAGAAACCTATTAAAAGCAGAGATTGTTGGATACATTAACCAGTTGCAGGGTAACAATGCAGTTCAAAACTTTACTGCTGACGATGTTGAAGTATTGCCCGGAAATGATATTGATTCAGTTATAATCAATGTTAATGTGCAGCCAGTTGATAGCATTGAAAAAATCTATATGACCGTGACAGTGTCGTAAGAAGGGAGGAAATATAAATGAGTTTTTTACTTGAGCGCGACGCCCTTAATGGTAAGGAAGGAAAAGCCTTTGCAACTATTGACGGCAGAAATGTAGAAATGTTTGGAATGAAGAAATTCAATACAG